AGGTTCAGATAACTCATGGGGAGCATTCCTTCCTAGACCAGGTAAAGAAAGGCCTACTCCACATACAAAATTAAACGAGTGCGATCATTGATGACTAGAGTAACCGCTGGCGAGTTATCTAAAAAAGCTTATGCAGATACTATAAAGTATGATGCTTTAGAAGTCGGTCATGCAATGACCGATGATATCGAAAAGCATTTGTATGAAGCTGCCCAGAATTATCACAATATGATTAATGAAATTGAGTATTGTGTTGTCATGCTTGTATCAAAAGACAATATGATAAAGAATGTTGTGCGTCGTAAATTCTATTGCTGGCCATATCTACCTAGTCCACGTCCTAACCAAGCCGTATTTTTGTATAACAAACACCTACAGCGCATAACGAAACGATTATGGGTATTACCCAGTGACATGGTGATGGCAGAGTTAGCATCACTAGCAATTGTAGACAAGAGATATAAAACAATGCAGGCATGGTCTGTGGCCTTTTTTGAAGGTAAGTTTTGGGAATATGTACGCTATGAAAGCGGAATTAGTTTACCATCAGAGCATGAATATTTCCTAGCACATAGACAAGAATTGGTCGATGCGGGATGTAAGGTCCCGGATTCGGACTATTCCGAGCCCTTTGATTTTAGTAAAATCCACATTAAACAGGTCGTAGATACGCAAGAACCCGTTGTCAATGAGGATTCGTTCGGTAACTGCGGATAAGCATAATACACTGATAGGTGCATCAGCAGCCATGTAGTTTAGTGTTGTTCGATAATCATCAAATTTCTTTAAAAGTTCTTCTCGAATCTTTTTAATCTGTAAATCATACTCAATATTTTTATTTACATTGTCTGTACTTTCTTCTATATTCTCGTTTGAAACCATAGGAGGACTCCATATGACGGTTAGTACACCAGAAAATAAAACACAAGATGTTTCAGTGCAAGAAAAAGTTGACACAAATTTAACACAACAAAAAGTTGACACAAATTTAACACAAAAACCAATTGAGAATAAAGAAACAGAAACGAGTGAAGATCCTAACTGGAAAGCATTCAGAGAGGCTAGAAAGAAAGATCGAGCAGAACGAGAAGCGGCAGAGAAAAGAGCACAAGAAAAAGAATCAGAGGTTTTAGCACTTAAAGCAGCAATGGAGGCAGCTTTTTCAAAATCAGCACCATCCCCACAGGCTTATCAGCAATATTATGGTATGAATAATGTAACCGATAATTCTGAGGAAGAAACAGAAGATCAACGTATTGAAAAAAAGGTTGCTGCTTTGCTTGCAGCTAAGGAAGAAAGACAAAGACGGGAAAACGAAGAACACGAACGGCAAGAGTACCCCAATAGACTGCAAAGAGATTTTCCAGATTTTAACCAGGTTATAGCACAAGAAAATTTAGATTACATTGATTATCATTATCCTGAAGTTTCTAGACCATTACAAAGGCTTCCGGAAGGGTATGATCGATGGGCAGATATTTATCGTGCTATAAAAAAATTTGTTCCTAATAATGCAACAGCAAAGAAAGAAGCTGCAAAGGCAGAAGCAAATTTTAACAAGCCTAAATCAATTTCGAGCATTCAACCATCACAAACAGGGGAAAATGCACCACGTTCTATGATGGATGTAGAAAGAAGTAGAGCAGAAAATTGGGCTAGAATGCAACGCATAATTAAGCAGGTTTGATATGGATGAATTAGAAATGTTCCGTTTTTCATACAAAAAATTGTTAGAAAATTATAAGAAATCTAACCTTGTAATGTATGGAAGGCCTGATATGTTCCAGTATCATCAAAACGAACTTAATCAGTCGATTGCAGAATTTTTACTACAACCATATTGGAATAAGATCTTGAAAATTCCAGAAATTGATGAGTTTAACGAACGAACAGAAAAATGATAGTTGTGAATAAAATTTTAATTTGTTAATGTAACATTTCAGCGAATAAGGGGGCCTCGCATCCTCCACAGAGCCTACGCCTCTTTAACGTAAGTAAAAAAGAAATTTTTAACTTACCTTTAAAGAGGTTTTTTTATGTCGTTTCAATCTGGTATAACCAATATACAAAATATGGCTCCAGAGCTGCCCGTGCAGGCATCTGAAGACCTATTGTCAACTCCAATGTTTAACCTTATTCACTCTTTTGGTGTTGATTTACATCATGCTGAAAGCTATGTGGGTAAAACTACCCGTATGAGTCGTTTTGAGCGTTTGTCTACTGACGGCGGTCAACTTGATGGCTCAGGGATTGATCCTGCTCCAGAAGTTCCAGTGCGTACAGACATTGACGCAACCATGGAAATCTATGCTAAGACCATTGTAACAAACGAACAAGTGGTCTTATGGGAGAATTCTAAGACGTTAACTAAGTTCACAGCATTACTTGGACAGTGGTTAAGGGAGAAGGAAGATCTTTTAATGCGTGACCTTTTTTCAAGCTCTGTGTCCTACATTAACGCCACAGGTGGTTTGAATGGCGACCAGCCTTCTAGCATATCCTTGAACGATGTTAACAATATTGAGCGTATTCTTTTGAATAATGATGCTCGTAGTATGCTTACAAGTCTGGAAGCTACTCTAAAATTTGCTACAGGTGGTGTTAGAGATGCATTTATTGCACTTGCAAATACAAACTTGACAGCAGATCTTCAGCGTGTTCAAGGTGTTTTACTTAAGTCGGCATATCCTACGCAAGAAGGAATTAGACCTGAAGAGTATTGCTCAATCTCTAGATTCCGTTTCTTTGTTTCTTCTAAAGGTGCCAAGACGCCAGGTGTTTCTATGCTAGGAAACACAGTCTATACAATCCCTATGTATGGACTAGAAGCAGCAGCAAAAATCGAACAAAATAACTATACAGCAGTCATTGGATATAGACCTCCTTGGGTTGTCTCTGCTGTTGCGCAAAACAGTCAATTGTATGCCAAATTTGCTATCGCCCGTGCGATTACAAACCAAAACTGGATCTCTGGACTGAATGTAACAACATTTACCCCATCGTAAGGAGAGTGGAATTATGCCGTTTACAATTTTAACAGGTGGTTCGTTCACCTCTACAGGAGCCGGAGTAAAGATTAATTTACCTAGCTCAGCAGATTATTTCAAAACATGGAATATTACTCAGCTTACAGCAACAAACCCTAATACTGTAGTTCATGGTGAATGGTTTGGTTCTTTATTTGGATCTGGTGCTACAGCTCAAGGCGGTGGGATCAAAACAGTAAAGACAACTGGAATGCTTGAATCTGCGTTTGCAGCTAATACAGGATTTACCTATGTAACGGTAAACCCATTAGTTGAAGCACAAGCACCAAATGCTATTACTGCAATTACTAATGCTTCCCCTGCGGTTGTTACTCAAACAAATACCTACTCTGAAAATGATGTGGTTTATTTGTATAACACAACAGGAATGCTACAAATTGCAGGTATGCCTTTCCAACTCAGTTCTGTATCCGGTTCAGGATACACGCTTATTGGTCTTAGAGCAGCAGGTTTTGCAACAGCAGCCACAGGTGGTTTCACTAGACGTGTTTCTACATTTAATGCAGTTGAGCCAGAGTTTCTCTATATCACAGAAATTACTCAGGCTACACAGGCTGTAGTTAGAACCTCTGTTGATCCAACAAATCATTACGTCGTAGGAATGAAAATTCATTTTAGCGTTCCTCAATCATTAGGAATGATTCAAATGAATGGATTGACAGGAAAAATTGTTGCAGTTTCTTCAGCTAACTACACTGTTACTGTAGATATTGACTCAACTAATTTCACAGCTTTTGCCTTCCCTGCTTCAACAGCGAGCCCAACAGCTCAGCTGTTTGCTACATATGCCCCGGCAGGAGCGTCAACGCAATTCAATCCTGTTACTTTGGTTCAGACTGGTTATGACTTCCAGAAACAACCATTTAGAACAGGTCAATTCACACCATATATGTTCTTGGCAGGTGGAGCACAATCCCCAGCTGGAGCAGCTAGTGATGTGATTAACTGGATGGCGTACAAGCTGGAAACTAGTTAATAAAATTTGTTTTGGGTAAACAGAAATGGGTGGGGAATATTTTCCCCGCCCTTTTTATAGGTAGATAATGCCAAATCAATACTTGCCTGGAGTAATCGCGATACCCAGTTCTTTGAACATCACAGCGATTACGCGGTCCTATCCGATGATTATCACGGTTGAGGTATCAAATACCAGCACAGAGGCAAATACATACATTGTAGGCATGGCTGTTAGATTGTTTGTGCCATACACATACAAAATGTTCCAGGCTAACAATTTGGTCGGAACAATTTTGGCAATAGATGATGTGGATTTTGCCTTAGATTTAGATTCGAGCACTTTTGACCCTTTTGTTGTTCCTTCTGGGAATGTAGAACAACCTGCAACAATCTCTCCTAATGGGTCTAGAAATTTAGAATATAACAACAATACGAACAAAGTTCCCTTTCAATCCTTAAATAACATAGGTAACTGATATGTCAAAACAACTAATGATGGCAACAGCGGGTGGAGAAGTCCACGGATTAATCAATACACTAGCAAATAGTGTTCCGTTTGATGAGTTTAAGAATATGAAACCAGAACACAAAAAACAGCTGGAATCCCAGAAAAAAGAGGATTCTAGACTTGTTAAAGCTGAATATATGAATTCACGAGGACGCCATGAACGCTTAACAAAGCCATATTGTAAATATGCAGGCGATCCAATTCAAATTTGGCATTTTATCCCTGGTAAAGTTTACGAAGTGCCTCTTGGTTTGGTTAACGAAGTAAATGACAAAAGTAAAATTATGAAGAAACGCAGTGATCTGCTTGAAATAGATGGAAAACCAGTTCGATCCGATGAAAGACCTCTTGAAAATGATGAAGAGGGAGAATGGCTTCATCGATTTAGTGCAGTTGGATTCTAAATTTAACTAAAGGTTAGTCATGAGCGCAGTTGTTCAATCAGATTCAACGTATACATCTATCGAAAAGAAAGTACGTCGATTAACCGCCTCATCAAGTGAAAATGCATTAAAGAGTGCAGACATCCAAGAGGCAGTCAATAAATTTTACAACAATGACTTTCCTTATGCGATAAAACTTGACCAAACACGTCAAGTTTATAAGTTCATGACAATACCTAATATTGATCGTTACCCTGTTGATGTAAATAATCAGCAGGGTTTTCGTGCCCCAGTATATTTTCAAGGTATTCAAGGTAATTTTTTTAAAAATAGAGATCAACTTTTCAATCTTTATCCCAGATATCCAACACAATTTCAGCCCATTTCTGGAGATGGTGTAACAACAACTTTTACTTTTACTCTTTTTGGTAACAACAACAACCCGTTTCCACAACCTAATTTTGGAATATTAAGCACTCAACTTGTCATCGGTGGTATTGATGTTAATGGAAATCCTATCAGGATCATTGACGATGGAGGAGCAGTTGTCGATGCATTTGGTATAGGTTCAAACACTACTACAGGAAGATTGCTCTTTGTTAATCAAAATGCAGTCGGTGAAAATGTTTACCTAGATACATTAAACGTTCAACAACCTGCTATTCCTGCAACTTCCCCTTTAGGTGGCCAACAGAACGCTAATTTACCTAATCAACCTTATCCACCATCCCCATTAACTCCTCAATATTGTGGCACTGTTAATTATGTAACCACATCGATAACAGTTACATTTCCAGTAGCACCAGCAAACGGAACTATGATTAATGTATGGGCTGCTACATACCAAGTAGGACGTCCTTATAATCTTTTGTTTTGGAATAACGAACTTACAATTAGACCTGTACCTGATAACGTATACTTATGCGAGGTAGAAGTTTATCAGACGCCATCACAGTTTATGCAGGTTACAAACCATCCTCAGCTTAATCAATGGAGCCAATATATTGCCTATGGAGCAGCTAGAGAGATTCTAAGAGAGCGTCAGGATGTTGAAGGCGTTGAAAATCTAAGAGAAGGGTTTGAGAGGCAAGAGGCATTAGTTTTAGAGAGACAGGCGGTAGAAGAAATAGCGCAGCCAAATATCACAATATTTAATAGTACAAATATTGGTTATGGTGTCGGAGCAGGTTACGGAGTAGGTTTCTAATGGCAGGATATTCGCCTTTAAAGATAACCGGAAATCAAACAGGGCTTGTGCAGCAGCGAGAAGAATTCCTATTGCCAGATGATGCTTACCCTATTTTACAAAATGCTTATGTATGGCGTGAGAGAATTCTTAGAAAGAAGGGATATAAACTTTTAGGTCGTCTTCAAAGAGAAGTCACAGACACTGGTTTGTCATTAGCTTCAGGAGTTTTATTTAATCTTTACACTTTTCTTGGAATTACAGAATCAACCGCATCTATTGTCCCAGGATCGATAGAAATCACACTAGGAATAGAAACATACACTGATAATGGAAATGGAACTTTAACAGGTGTGCCAACAGGTTCAGCAGTTGTTAATTATATCACAGGTAATATAACAATTACAACAACACAACCAGCTGGTAGTGCACTTACAATTACTCTGGATTATTACCCTGGATTACCTGTGATGGGGATACGCACCAGAGAACTTCAAAATAGTCTAGTAGATCAAACTATATTTTTCGATCAAGTTTATGCTTATGTTTTCTCTAATTCTTTAGCTAAATTTGTGGAATTTATCCCTGGAACTACATGGAACGCCTCAGGACAGCCAGTTTCAGGAACGGATTTTTTTTGGTCGACTAATTATTGGGTTAGCGCTGTTGTATTACCTGGAACGGCCATTCCTTTTTTCACAACTGATAATCGAAAACTATTTTGGGAAACAAATAACACAGGGCAATTTCTAGTAAACTCTGATCCTGTGCGAATTACAGATGGGACTACCTGGGTTGATTTCTCTCCTCCTAATTTTGGACAAATAAATTCCACAGAATATGTAATGCAATGGCTTTCAATGGTACCTTTCCGTGGAAGAATGGTCGTTTTTAACACATGGGAAGGAACTAGCTATGCTGCGATGAGGAATTTTTCTAACCGTATTCGATGGTCCACGATTGGTAATCCGTTTATTCCTTTTAGCGCTCCATCCCCTGGAGTTGCAGCAAAAGGCTCATGGAGAGACGATATACGAGGTCAAGGAGGGTTTCTTGATATACCTACTACTGAGGATATTATTTCTATTGGTTTTGTTAGAGATAATCTTGTTATCTATTGCGAACGTTCTACATGGCAATTACGCTATACAGGGCGCAGTATAGCACCATTTCAAATTGAGAAAGTAAACAGTGAACTAGGTGGAGAAGGTCCATTTTCAGCGGTCCAATTCGATACTTCGCTTGTTGGCATAGGTGATAAGGGAATTGTTGAATGCGATAGCTATAAATCCCAAAGAATAGATGTTAAAATCCCTGATTTTGTTTTTGGGTTTCAGATCAGAAACAATGGTTCCTTTAGGGTGCATGGGATTAGAGATTTTATTAATAGATTAGCCTTTTGGACTATTCCACAATTGAGTTCATATCAACCAGGAATAGGATCAGATAATCAACTTTTTCCTAATCAAAGACTAGTTTACAACTATGAAAATGACTCATGGGCACTTTTCAATGATTCTTTAACAACTCTTGGGACATACCAACCTCAGCAAAGTCAAAATTGGATTAATACTCATCTACCTTGGATACAATTAAATTATCCTTGGATACGTGCACAGCCACAAGGAATACCGGATATCGTAGGTGGAAATCAGCAAGGTTTTGTTGAATTTTTGGATGAAATAGTCGTTAACGACGTTAGCCTTTTTATCACAAATATTGTTGGTCATGGTATTGCTGGAACGCCAATAACAGGATCTCCGACTATTATTACTAGTCCTAACCATAACATGAACACTGATTTTGTTATTGGAATTAGTGGAATCCCTTCAGGAACACCTTATGAAAATTTGAATGGTGGAATTTTTGGAATTGATGTCATTGATGCAAATAATTTTTCTTTGAACTTATATGATCCACTAAGTAGAGATTTTAGTATACCACAGTTAGATGTACCCGTTGCTCCATACATTGGAGGAGGGTTAATTAATATTCGAGAAAACTTTTCAATTGTTAGCAAGAAATTCAATTTCCTTGACGAAGGACAAAGTATCCAAATTGGTTACATTGATATTCTCATGGAT